TTATTATATTTAAATATAATAACAAAAAATTAAATGATATAAAAAGTGATTAATATTAATGATTTAAAAAGCCATTCAGCGTTATCTTTATTGGAAACATATGAAGGTATAAATCCGTATATTAAAAAACTTAAAAATGAATTCATTAAGAACAAAAAGATTCAATTAACAGAGAATCAATCTAAATATATAGCAGAAAATCACGATAAAGAACCACAATATGTAAATAGGATTATAAGTATTACACCATACCTAGGTGAAGAGTTAAAAAAAATAGATGAATTATCATTTACACCAGAAAAAATACTTGTTGAATTTATTTTGGCAGAAACAGATAAAACATTTCATATATATGGTAAATTAAAACAAAATCAAAAAGAATCAAAAATGTATTGGTTACCAAAAACACAATTAAATGATGACCCTTATTTTGAACCTATTGATATTGACGTTGATTTTACAAAATATAATGAAATTTTAAGTAAATTTGGTAAATCTCTTTATAAACACCAAGAAGAAGGTATTAAATTTTTACTTTCTAGAAATGGTTGTATATTAGCAGATGATATGGGTTTAGGTAAATCCATGCAATCAATTATTGCAGCGTTGGAAAGTGGTGCTGAAAAAATTCTTATTGTTACTACTTCATCAACAAAAATAAATTGGGAACGTGAAATAAATGTGTTTTGTAATGAAACAACAATTATTGACGGTAAAAAATGGGATTCTAGTAAATTTACTATAATCAATTTTGATATACTTAAAAATTTCCATACTTTACCACCAACAAAAAAACTAAAAGAAGGTGAAAAAGAACCTATTTTAGTTAGAGATATGGTTAATGAAAAATTTGATTTATGTATTGTTGATGAAGCACATAATTTAAAAAACAATGAAAGTATCAGAGGTAAAATTATGGTTGATGTTTGTGTTAAATACAATATACCAAAAGTATGGTTACTTACTGGTACTCCAGTTGCAAATAGACCTATGGATTTCTTTAACCTTTTAAAGATAATTAAGTCCCCTATCGCAGAAAATTGGAAACACTATGCAGTAAGATACTGCGAAGGTAGACAGTTCTTTAGAACGCTTAAAAATGGCCAAAGAAAGCAAATATGGTTAACTGATGGTGCATCAAATTTGGAAGAATTGGCTAACAAAACAAAAAACATATTATTAAGACGTTTAAAAACTGATGCTATTGATATGCCAGATAAAATCGTTACTCCAATGTATCACCAATTAGACAAACAAGGTTGGAAAATGTATGATAAACTTTGGGATGATTATGTTGAACTTAAAAAGAAATTAGGTAAAAGAACAAACGAATCTCAAAAAGATTTGGTAGAACTTATATTGTTAAGACAATTTATTGCTAATGAAGCGATTCAATATACAATTGAAATGGTTGAGAATGCTATTGAAATGGGACGTAAAGTAATTGTATTTACTTCATTTTCAGATGAATTAGAAACAATCGCAAATCATTTTGGTAAAGCGGCTGTTAAACATAATGGTCCGATGTCAGCTGCTAAAAAACAACATTCAGTTGACCAATTCCAAAATAACGATAAAATAAAAGTTTTTGTTGGAAATATAAAAAGTGCTGGTGTTGGTATTACTTTGACTGAAGCAACTGTTGTGATATTTAATTCGTTTGATTGGGTGCCTGGGAATAATGAACAAGCTGAAGACCGTGCGTATCGTATTGGTCAAAATAATGATGTAAATGTTTATTATCAGTTATTTGAAGATTCTATCTCAACTAGAATGTGGGAAATGCTTAGGAATAAAAAAGACATTATTTCAACCATTATGGGTGAAAAAACAATAACAGAAGATGAAATAACTGCTTTATTAGCAGAACAATTAATTGATTAAATTATGGTAACTATTTATGGTTTTAACGGATGTCCTTATTGTAAGGAATTAAAAGAGATTTTAACTAACGAAGGAATTGAATTTAGAGATGTTGATATTGATTTAGATGAAAACGTTGATGAGTTCAATAACATAATGGAAAAGACAAAAGCAGATGAAGTACCTATCGTAAAAGTGGGTAATCAACTATTAGTTCCAAATGTTTCGTTTAACAGTATTAAAGAAGCTGCTGAATTAACAAAGAAATTTTTAGTATAATTATGTTTATTCTTATATTTATAAGTAAATAAACATTATTATGGGAGTTAGTTTAGACGAAAAAGAAAAATTATTTAGACAACTAAGACATTCTCTTGGTGCACCTACACGACAAATAGAATTAACAGATGACCAATTATGTACTCTTTTAGAAATTTGTATTGAAGATTATGCTCAATATGTTCAAGAATGGCTTATTGAACATCAATGGATGTCATTGCTTGGTCAAAATATAGATACATTAGATATGGCATTTGCTTTAAGTGTTAGAAGTTTTGATTTCATGACACAATATACCTATGCATATTCAAAACAAGTAGGATTACAAACAAGAGGTCCATGGGAACTTAAAAAAGATTTTGTGAGTCTAGAAGCTGGTAGACAAGTTTATCAAATACCAGCTGGTCGTGAAATAAATGAAGTATTATGGATTACACCTCCAGCAACTAGCCAAGCATTGTTAGCAAACTATGGCGGTATTGACTATGGTTTTGGTGGTGGTTTCTCACAAGTTGGTGGTGGTGTTGGTACTGGAGGTCCAGGATTCGCTCGTTCTGGTTATTACATAGCACCAGCTTTTGATATTTTATTAACAGCTGCTGACATGAATCTTAAAAATAGAATTGTTAGGAGTGAATTAGTTCATAAAATAACAGCTGGTCCAAATGGCACTAAATTATTACACTTGATGAGTACGCCTGGTTCTAAATTGTCGTTTGGACAAGGGATAGGTGGCGTTGGTAGTTCTATAAATCTAACTGGTTGTCAAGTATGGTATCACTATTATGATACAACACCAGAAAATGTTGACCAATGTAAACAAGATAATCCAGATATTATCAAAATGCCAAATCAAGTTCCACTGTCTAAATTAGATTTTTCTGATTTTAACGAACCAACAAAAACACTTATCCGTCAATTATTTATAGCTGAAGGTAAAAGAACATTAGGTAGAGTTAGAGGTAAATTTGGAGGTATTGTAGGACCGCCAGAAGCAGAAAGAACAATGGATTATGATACATTACTATCTGAAGGAAATGAAGAGAAAAAAGCAGTTTTAGAAAGATTAGATACTAGATTAGAAAGATTATCGACAACAAAACAATTAGAAAGAGGTGCAACTGAAGCTGAATTCTTAAATAAAGGATTAAAATATCGCCCATTAGGATTTTGGGTATATTAAATTAAAAAGGGGTTTAATAACCCCTTTTTTTTATTTCTTAAAAACCCCATTCATCTTCTGGTTCTTCTTTTTTAACTTCTACTTGTAGTTCTGGTTCTTTATCCATATCATTAACACTAACTAACATATCAAGATATTCTTCTGGCATCTCACCAAAAGTATCGTCATATTCATCATCCAATAATAAGTCCTCATCATTTCTGACAATATTACCATTTTCATCTTCATCTAAATTATCATCTTCATCTTCTTCATTTTCAGAATATTTTCTTTTAGGTTTAACTTCAGTTTTAGTTTCGATAACAAAGTTTTCAGAATTTTTGATAACTTTTTCAATGACACCATCAAATGATTGTATAACTACTTCTGGTTCATCTTCAGTGATTACTTCTTCAATTGTTGCAAACATATCATATGTTTTGCCAGTCATTACTTCACACTCAGCAATATAATCTAACCATTGTTCATAACGATTATCATTATTTTCGTTATTAATTAGTTTGTAATATTTATCTCTTTCTATTGCCTCTTTTTCATATTTAAAAAAATCATGTATAGTACAAAGAGGTTCACCCCATTTCCTAGATATCAATAATCCATCATCGTTAATATCGCAGATTGTTAGTATATCTATTCTTAATTCACCGCTAGACCTTATAGTTGATAAATCTTTTAATTCTAATTGTTTAATTATATTATCTAATTGTTCTTTTTCATGTTGAATACCTTCTTTTTTATAAATTTTAAGTCTCTCATGGTAGTCTGCTCTAATAGATTCCCATTCTTCTTCTTCCATGTTATTTGGAATCTTATTTACTTTATCCCAGAATTTAATTTCTTTATCTTCCATTCTCATAAGGTCTTCATATGAATCTTGGTCTGTATCCTTAAATGGTATACCAGAAACTAACTCGCATTCTTTTTTGGTAAATATAATTCTTTCTTTTAAATGTTCTACAGTTTTTTTAGTTACCTTATCTTTAACTTTAATTATATCTAATAATATTCTAGAACGTACATCTGAATTAAAACATACTAAAAGAGGTTTAACTTTTTTATTGAATGCGTCTAAGTAACGAGCAACATTATATTCATCAGTATATAAACTATTCTCAATTTCTTTAATTCTAGATAAAATATTATTGTATGCTTCAGTATCTTTTTCATTATTTTCTTCCATAACAACTAGAGACTTTTTAAGCATTTCCATTTCTTTTATATTTTCAAAATCCTTTTCAACTGTATCTGGGTCAATCAATTTACAATTAAGTTCTGTAACTTTTTCAACTTTAGGGTAACAACCATTTGCTTCAAAATAAGCATACGTATCTTTTTTACTCATTTTGTTTTTATCAATAGTTTTTAAATCACCATGAGATTTAGCAGAACCAATATTTATGTAATATAAAACATCACCTAAAGTAACGTCTAAATTGTTTTGAATCGCTAACTCCATGTGTGCTTGTTTAGGCATCGGATTACCAGCTTTATTCTTTGTTAGAGACTTCTTTTTGTAATCTGAAATGGTTGACTTCACTTTTGCTTTTGAAGCCATCTTAACAAGCGGAATTTGATAATTATAAATCTTATCTACATATTCATAATAGAACTTAACAAATGAATATCCATCACCATCTAACAACATTCTGATACCTTTACCTAAAAACTCTTCAATAAACACAGACATCTTTTTAGACTTAACTGAGTTACCAACCAATTTAATTTTACCACCTATATCATTAGCATAATTCTTACGTGCAAAGTTAATAGTGGAATTACAGATATCATCTATATCTAGACCCATACGGCCTTCCATATAATTTTCATTGAATTCAGCTAACACAGCATCTAACCCAGTTAATTCTTTACCACCATCACCTTCTGTTTTCCAATGCGAACCTTTTGCTACGTATTTAATTTCATCTATGTTATCTGGAAATGCAAAGTTAAAACCATCTGTATCACCTACAAGTGCTCTAAAACCATGTTTTTCTGTGAAATGACGAACCATTAATCGTAAATACTGACGACCACGACACGTTGTTTCTTCAGCTGAATCTGTATCACCCCAGTTAAAGATATAAGGAGCTCCATATGAACCAAACCACGAGTTAGCTAATATTTTAAGAGGTAACTGTTTCTTATCATAAATGTTAGCCAAAGCTTTGTGTTCAGTTATTTCTTTTTTTATTGAAGCTATTTCTTCTGGTGTTAAATCTTTGTTTTCTTTTAATTTTGCTTCAAGTTTTTTAGCTTTTTTCTTTTCAGCACCAGTCAAGAATTTGAATTTATCACGAGTATCAACGACATATGTTAACATTCCTTCCATTACACCAGAAATATCCAAATCTGGGAAGATTAAGTGTGTTAATTGAATCTTTGGATAAAGTGCAGCAAAGTCTAATTTAACTACGTTTCTAGCGTAACCAACTTCTAATAATCTAGACAAACCTCCAGTAAAATCTCTTTTAGGTAAACCATCTGGAATTGCTAAACCATTTTCATATGACCATGCAGCCATAATCAATTTCCATTGACCAGCAGTACCCATCGTAGAACTACGCATAAAGGTAGTAGGTAACATTTTAGCAATAAGGAAAGATGCTTGATTAAAGATATTATCAATTTGTTCTGTTTCCCATAAGTCATCACAAAGATATCTCTGAACTATGTAATCACCTTTTACTGTTTTATAACCATCTTTTAATGGTTTTTTATCGGTAATCATATACCAATCACCATCAGTATCGTTGAATGCGTATTTATTTACTTTATCAGCCCATGTTGTGTTGATTTTATCGCCTGGGACATAAACACGGTTAGGTTTTGCAATTTCAGAATATTGAGTGATATACTTCAATCCCCAACTCTTAATCTCAGAGTTGATAGCCATTGCTCTACGTACAGCATGTGAAATATCCATGATATTATAACCAAACATATGTGTTTGTTTATATTTCTCAGTTTCACCACCTAATTTAAGTGATGCATCTTTACGTTTAATCTTTGAAATACGGTTAAGTGTAATTGCCAATTCAGTAATTGGTATTGAAAGCCTTTCAGCACGTTCAAATAAGAAAGGCCAGTCAAAGTTCTCAGAGTTATAACCAGTAATAATGTCTGGTTGAACTGCATCAATTATTTTAAAGAACTTTTCAATGTTATCCCTTTCACTATTACGTTTATCTGTTGCAGTGACTCCTATAGTCTCCAAAACACCCTCTAAACCTTTGTTGTCACGAACACCTATCTGAAAGATTGCATTTTTACTAGCAAACAACCCCTCAGTTTCCAAGTCAAATTGAAATCTATGGACATCATCGTAATCATCCATCCCGTTAAATAATCGTTTACCACTTTGAATAAGGTATTGTTCAGTAGGACTAAACATTACGAATAAACTTCTATACATTGGTGATTTATCATCATTTGGGTCAATGTTTTTATCACTAAATACATCTATACCACCATCTTTAAAAAACTTTAATAGATTATTATAAGAATGTTTACACGTGGCCATATACTTATATCCATTGGCCATACGGTCTGGTGTGTAACCTTCTTCATTACTTGTCGTTAGTTTTGTTATTTTAATTCCATACTCACGACAAGCCTCAATTATTTTAAGACGTTTACCACCATAAATCATAGATGTCACTTCTTCTTTGAACCAAAGAAATGGTTTATAAACATCATCATATAGGTATTTACCCTTTTCTGGGTCATTAATAACTAAAGTAACCCTAGGTTCACTGTAGTTAGATTCGATAGCTACAATGTATTTTTCTGGGTTTGAACCTTGTAAAAATGATTCAATAACTTCATTACTTACTTTTGTCTTCGATTTACTCATACTTCTTTTTTTTATTAAATATACAACCAAAAGATACCTAAAACAATACAAAGTAAGAATAAAATTTTAACTTTGTACGTTACAAAGTTACAAAATTAAGGTTAAAAAAACAAGTAATTTATTTTTTTATTGAACCCTCTAAAATATTGACATTTATTATATTTATAGTATATTTGTAATATGGAAAAGAAATGTAGTAAATGTGTAGTCAATAAACCTTTATCAGAGTTTAATAAACGCAGCAACTCTAAAGATGGCTATAGATTTGAATGTAAAGATTGTCAGAAGCTACATTATGAAGCTAATCGTGACCATTACATTGCTAAGATGAAAGAAAATAGGAACAATAAACTTGATGAATATATAAATAGAGATAAAGCTTACTATGAAGCTAACAAAACTGAAATATTAAAAAAGAAAAAACAATATCATGTAGATAATCAAGAAATGTTACTTAATAAAGCTAAAGAGTATTATATTAAACATAAAGATGAACGAAGTATCTACAATAAAAAATGGGTAAAAGACAATATAATTCATTATCGCAAGTATCAAAAAGAGTATTCAAAACAGTATAGAGAAAAATTTCCTCATATAATATTGTGGAGAAGTATGTTAAGGTGCTCGTTGATTCGTTTAGGTAAAATAAAAGAGGGGTATACTATAGACCTTCTTGGGTATTCTGCCTTAGAATTAAAAGAACATATTCAATCTTTATTTACAGAAGATATGTCTTGGGATAACTATGGTGAATGGCATATTGACCACATAAAGGATGTTGTGTTATTTGATGAGGACACACCACCATGTGTGGTTAACGCATTAACCAATCTCAGACCATTATGGGCTACAACAAGAAAAATAAACGGTGTTGTTTATGAAGGTAATTTAAATAGAAAAAAATCTTTTAAACCCAAAAAATAGTTATTTTTTGACACCTTGGTCCAACACGTTCACATATAAAGTTTCTCTAATTGGGACAATTAATGTCCCACTACCATCCAAAAATGTTATTTCAAATTGACCAATATATCTACCAGGAATAGAAGTCTGTTTTGCTGTAAATTGATAAGTTAAATAAAATTCATCACATACACATTTACTTTTAGGTAAAACCTCTTCTATTGTTGCATTACTACACGCAATTCGTTTAACACCAGTAACAACATCAGACATTGTAAAAGTTATTGATGCATTTTGAATTTTATCGTGAAATTTATTAAAATCATTTCTACCATCTTTAATTAGTTCTAATTTAAGTTTGGGTAATGTTGCATTTTTATTTATAAAGAATTCCATATTATTAATTTTAAACTCAAGAATGTAATTTTTTCCAAACAGTACCAGTCCAACCGTAAAAACTTGATGTAACTGAATCAAATACCATAGTACCAGCTCCTTTAGTAGGTACTGGGGTTGTTGCACCATCAGACAACGAACTATATTCATTATTAGTTACGTTATTACCTTCTACTTTATCACTCAATTCCTTAATACCTTCAATTAATAATGCAACTACATTATCGTAATGAACACCCATGTATTTCTCTTCAGAATTTTTATTAACAAATGTTAATTCTGGAACTATCTTACTAACTTCTTGTGCTATTAAACCTATTTTAACATCACCATTAGGTTCTTCAGTCCAATTATATTTAACACCTCTTAATTGTTTAATTTTATTTAAAGAGTCTTCTAAACTAACAATATTTGTTTTTAATCTTTCATCAGATGTACTTGTAGTTAATGTACCATCAGCAGTACGATGTAACGCACCAGCTGAAGCTGAAGAACCAATATTTCTAAATCTAGCATTACCATTAACATCTAATTTTTCAGTCGGAACATTCGTACCCATACCAATGTAACCTCTACTTGACCCAGCAGCAACACCGTGAATGTGAATATCAGCGTCAGTTGCACCATTATTAGAACCATTTGGTTGACCAGCAAACATTCTAATATAATCATCACCAGAGCCACTAGTACCATCATTTGAGATTATATTAAGACCATTTGTATAAATACCAGCATATATAAATGCATCACCTTGCTTTCCATATACTGTGTAAGTTGGGTCATCCCAAGCTCTAACACCAAAAGAATATGCCGTACTTTGGCCAGCACCACCTACAGAACCATTATTCGATAAAATACTAAATCTAGGTAAAGTAGTTGTTGCAGATAACACTACATGTCCACCAGCTGAGTTACCATCATAAAATAATCTACTACTCATGGCACCATATGCATCAATGGTGTATTGTGGATTACTTGTATTAATACCAACCCTAGATGTTGTACCACCAGTATTAACAATTAAATTAGGTACATACACAGTATCATTCATACCACCATTAATACTTTCACCAAAAACAACTGTATTTCTACCACTTGCAGTTGAATTTAAACCATGAACAAATGAATATAACCCACTAGCTAGTGTTTCTCTACCACCAGCATGTGATGCATTACCAGAAGCAATTGAACCTTGACCTTCAGCATGTGAATTAACACCACTAGCTGTTGTACCACTACCTTCAGCATGTGATGCTCTACCACTTGCTATTGTTATAGCACCTTCAGCATGTGAACTAATACCACTTGCATTTGTAGCACTACCTTCAGAATGTGAATCAATACCACTTGCTATAGTACTAGCACCTTCAGCATGTGACGCATAACCACTAGCTATTGTATTTCTACCTTCAGCATGTGAACCATATCCACTAGCTGTTGTTGATTTACCTTCTGCATGTGATGCAAGACCACTGGCTGTTGGATAACCTCCAGAATCACCATATCCTTCAGCATGTGAGTAATTACCACTAGCTATTGTGTTGCCGCCTTCAGCATGTGATGCGTAACCACTAGCAAATGTATTGAAACCTTCACTATGTGATGCTGTACCGATAGCTAGAGTAGCGTATCCTTGAGCATGTGATGTATCACCACTTGCTATTGAATTAAACCCTTCAGCGTGTGAACCATAATCACCATAAGCAATTGTATTTCGACCCTCAGAGTGTGAAGATGAACCAAAAACAGTTGTTCCACTACCTTCAGCATGTGATGCAGTACCAATAGCAAACGTAGCTCTACCTTCCGCATGTGAATAATTACCAGCTGTATTGAATAAACTTTCATTATTACCTATATTAGCATAAAAACTAAAACCTAAATCATTGTCTAAATTAATATTTGATTCTGGGTTAATAAGTGTTAACCAACCAAAAGATGAATACCAATCAGTTGGAACAGTAAACGATGGTTTAAATTCAATATCAACGTAACCACTTGGTCCACTACCAATATATGATATCGATTGAACATGTTCTTTTTTTATGTATGTTGTATTATATCTAAAATCAGTAACTAAAAAATCTTTATTAACTAAAGTTAATGAATAATCACCATACCCTTCATCTAAAGATAAGTGACCTAAACTACCACCACCATAACTTCCAAAACCATAACTGTATGCTTTAGAACCAGAAACAGATTTTTTACCCTCAGCATGAGATTCGTCACCATATGCTTTTGTGTCTCCACCTTCAGCATGAGATTGGTCACCATATGCTAATGTACTACCACCTTCAGCATGTGAACGTATACCCTCAGCGTGTGTAGAACCACCTTCAGCATGTGAAAACCAACCTTCAGCATGCGAACCTTGACCCTCTGCATGTGATGCTACACCACTTGCAATTGACTGATAACCTTCAGCATGTGATAGATTACCTCTTGTTACTGTCATATAACCCTCAGCATGAGATGCTCTAGCTAAAGCTTTTGTTTGTTCACCTTCAGCGTGTGAACGTTTACCAACTAAAAAATTAGCGAAATTACTAGTCAAATTATCTATATCAGCAACATAGACTAAACTACCACTACCATACAAATCAGAAACTAATATAATTTCAGTACTTGCACCAGTATATATAACGTTAGAGTATTCTAGTTTTCTAACATAACCAGTTAATTGAGACTCTGAGTAATAAACATACACATCACTAAATGAATAATTTAAAAATTCATTTCTTACATCACCATATGATGAATCTAATGTTATTACAGCATCAGACCATACAAAAGTACCTTCAAACCCTTTAAACCCAGCTAATGTATTATATCCCTCAGCATGTGTTTGATGACCTATTGCCTTTGTATAATAACCTTCAGAATGTGATTCAGTACCATTAGCTCTTGTATACCAACCTTCAGCATGTGAATTTTCTCCACTAGCTAATGTGTTACCACCTTCAGCATGTGAATGCATACCACTAGCTGCTGTGTTACCACCTTCAGCATGCGAACTAATACCACTTGCATTTGTATCATAACCCTCAGCATGTGAAGCACTACCCATAGCTATTGTATTATAACCTTCAGAATGTGACCATTTTGCTAAAGACCTAGAGCCATAACCTTCACTATGTGTCGATAAACCAATATTAACATTAGCATAATCACTATTTAAATTATTAATATCTGCTACTGCTGAACCACTAGTACCAAAAGTAATATCATATAAAAATATTTCAGTATTAGTACCAGAACTAAAGGTTACATTAACATACTGTTTTGAATAAATAATTTGTTGTGAGCCTGGGTTGGAGGCAATAAAAACATAATCATTTGAATAGTTAATAAATTCATTAGTAACATCACCATAACTAGAATTCAAAACGATTACACCATCAACTGGCATTGTAAATGAAAATCCTTTAAACCCAGCTAATGTATTATAACCCTCAGCATGTGAATAATCACCTATTGCCTTTGTATAATAACCCTCAGAATGTGAACGCTCACCACTAGCTGTTGTATACCTACCTTCTGCATGTGACTCATACCCACTAGCTGTTGTATTAAAACCTTCAGTATGTGAATTACCTCCGATAGCTGTTGTTTGATAACCTTCGGCATGTGATGAATTACCACTTGCTGTTGTACTATGACCTTCAGCGTGTGATTTAATACCACTAGCAACTGTATCACTACCTTCAGCATGTGAACTAAGACCACTAGCTATTGAATTATTACCTTCAGCATGTGAATTATCACCACTAGCTATATTAGCACTACCTTCAGCATGTGATGCTAAACCATTTGCTTTTGTACCTTGACCTTCAGCATGTGATTTTTCACCACTAGCTGTTGTACTAAACCCTTCAGCATGTGAATAATTACCAAATGTAGTTGTATATTGACCCTCAGTATGTGAGTGCTCACCGATAGCTGTTGTTTGTTTACCCTCAGCATGATTAGCATAACCAAGAAAGTTATCAGCGAGTGGGCTATTAATATTTGTTAGGTCAGCAACATATGAACCACTATTTACCGTTAAGTCGTTTAAATATATTTCAGTATTTGTTGTTGAAATAAATGTAACATTATTATATGCGTATTTAATCCCATCCAAAACAACATTCCCAACATTAGAAAATTCAGAAGTTACATCACCATAAGATGAATCTAACGTTATTAAACCATTAACAACTGAAATAACAGTAAAACCTTTCCAACCAGCTACAGTATTATATCCCTCAGCATGTGAATTATCACCAATAGCGGTTGTGATATTACCTTCTGCATGTGATGCATAACCACTAGCTGTCGTCAATACACCTTCAGCATGTGATTTAGCACCACTTGCGAATGTTGAATACCCCTCAGCGTGTGAATTATAACCACTAGCTTTCGTATTTTGACCTTCAGCATGTGAACCATAATCACCACTAGCTGTTGTGTAATAACCTTCAGCGTGTGATGCGTAATTACCACTTGCTGTTGTATTATAACCCTCAGCATGTGAATTATCACCAATAGCTGTTGTATAATTACCTTCAGCATGTGATTGATTACCACTCGCTGTTGTTTGACTACCTTCAGCATGTGATGCTTGGTCACTAGCTGTTGTAAAATGACCTTCAGAATGTGAAAAAATACCACTTGCTGTCGTATTATAACCCTCAGCATGTGAATAATTACCTAAAGCTTGTGCACCTTGACCTTCAGCATGTGATACTTGACCACTTGCTATTGTAAATTTACCTTCAGCATGTGAATTAATACCACTAGCTGTTGTAGCATTACCTTCAGCATGTGAGTTTTCACCAATAGCTTTTGTTACAGCACCTTCTGCATGTGAATGCATACCACTAGCCCATGTCATCTCTCCTTCAGCATGTGAATACTGATTACTAGCTACAGAATAATTTCCTTCAGCATGTGAACCTTGACCACTTGCCGTTGTATAAGAACCTTCGGAATGTGAATAGACATTACTAGCAATTGTATAATAACCACTAGCAGATGAAGCACCACCACTTGCCGTTGTCATATAACCCTCAGCATGTGAATTAACACCACTTGCTGTTGTACTTTCACCTTCAGCATGTGATTTAAGACCACTTGCTGTTGTATTTCTACCTTCAGAATGTGAATAATCGCCACTTGCTGTTGTATATTGACCCTCAGCATGCGAAACATCACCACTTGCAATTGTATAATAACCAGAAGCTGATGAAATATTACCACTTGCTATTGAACCATAACCAGAAGCTGATGAATTATTACCACTTGCAGTTGTAATTCGACCTTCAGCATGTGAATTAAGTCCACTAGCAGTCGTCAATATACCTTCTGCATGTGATTGATTACCAATAGCTTGTGTTAATAAACCTTCAGAGTGTGAATTAACACCACTAGCTATTGTAGTAGTACCTTCAGCATGTGAAGCAACATTACTTGCAGTTGTACCACTACCCTCAGCATGTGAAGCAAAACCACTTGCTGTTGTACCACTACCTTCAGCGTGTGAATAA